GCCATCAAGTTGCGGTATTGCGTGATGACTCCCTTTAACTGCGCAGGCGTCTTCGCGCTATCCATTGTCTTTTGGAGTTCTTCCCGCTCGCCGACTCCACCGCCGCCCGCCACAATGGCCTTCATCACTTCCTTGGACACAACGTCCTTCGCTGCATCGAAGTTTGACGGAGCGACACTGCCCGTTTGCGTGGCGATCGTGTTCGCCAGCTTGTTGACCATCGGATAGTTCCCGTTGTTCATCGCATCAACGAGCGTTGAAAGCTGATCCAAGTGCTGGCCTGCTACCGCGAAGGAGCGCATGGAATTCCCGAGTTGGCCGGTCGTGAAGTCAGACGCAGCCTTGCGCTTCGCCGTTACATCGGTGAAGTCGTAGCTCGGATTGATTTCCATCACTCGCGCGAGAATTCGCTGATTGCGCGGGTTCGTCAGCGCCATCCCAGACGGCGGGGGGAGTTGCCCGTTGGCAATCGCCTTTGCCGTCAGCTCCATGTCGCCCGCAGGCGTGCCATCGGGGTTGAAGCCCGCGACGGTGTAATCTTTCGCAAGCGTCTGCTTGAACTGAGAGCGTTCGCGAGAATCGGTGAGCAGCGCGTCGGGCGTGGGGCTTTTCTTGAGTTGAGGCCCCAGCGGCTGGCCGGTGTACTCGTTGATGGGCATGATGCTGCCGCCAACGTCTGCGAAGTGCGTCTTCGGAGTGGGAGCGAGGTCCGTGACTCTCTGCGTCCCGTCCTTGTAGGTGATGACGTTCACAGGCTTACCGCCCTGCATCAGCACGCCCATTTCCTTGACTTCAGGCAGGAACTTGGAGGCTTGCTCGTACAGCTTGTTTGCCCCCTCAAAGTCCCCGTTTCGCGCGTAGATGTCGGCCTGCGAGACGAGACGCTGCGACAACTGGCGGTTATAGCCATCCCCGTTTGATGCAGGCGCGGACGCAGCAGGAGCGGTGGCGGGAGACTGCCCAACGCTCGTCCCCATGCTGAACATCGGGATTCCGCCGATCGTCGGCGTGTTGAACGTGGGCGCGGCAGGAGCCGGAGATTGCTGGGGTTGGCCTCCCATTTGCAGCTTCGCAAGATCGTTGCGGATCGCGTTCTGCCGGTCCACTTGCTGCTGCATGAGGTTCATCTCAAGCGTGCCCTTTTGAACCTGCAGCCCGCGCAACTGCCGTTCCAGCTCGCGATCTTTCGAGCCCGCGAGCAGGCCGATCGCGCTCTGAAAGCCTGCGGGCGCATTGCCCGCCATCAGGCCCGCGCCGAGCAGACCCAGCGCCGGAGCCGAATCAGGCGCGGCGAACATTTGGTCGAGTAGCCCCATGCTTACCACCAGCCGAGTTGATGACCGATTGCCGCGCCCGAGAGCGCACCACCGACAGCGCCTTGCACGCCGCCGCCCTGAGAGCTGCCGCTTGTCGTCGTGCCGAATCCGCTCCAAGGCGACAGCGTGTTCGTGTACTGCTGGTAGGGCATCCACTGTCCTTGCTGTCCGAGGCCGTACAGCTGCGCCCCGAGCTGCGCGCCGGACTGATCGAGCCCGCGCTGAGCGTTGTAGAACGATTGATCCATGCCGTACTGCGACAGTGCGCGGTTCTGATCTGCTTGCCAGTTTCCACCGTACAGATTGGCGAGCGCCGAATCCAGCCCGGTTGCCGCCTGCCCGATTGCCACGCCCTGCGCGACACCTTGGCGCGTGCCGCCGAGGTTGCCAGTTGCCACCGCGCCCGATCGGATGCCGTTCAGGGCGTTGTCGAGGAATTGCTGTTGCTGCGCGCTGATCGCGTCGGCCTGGCGGCCCAAATAGGGGTTGCTGCTCATGCCGTAGCCGCTGCCCGCGCTCGTTGTGCCCGTCGTGCCGCCCGGATGGCTCGCCAGATATTCGGGCGATTTCATGATGTCGGCCTGAATGCCTTGAAGAGTCGTGGAGCCGTTGGCGAGGTTGTTGCCGTAGAACTGCTGGCCGCTCGCATCGGGAGCGCGACCGAGCAGCGATTGATAGATGCCCGCGATGCCGTTGCCGCCCGAAGAGGCCGCGCCGCCACCGCCGCCCGCATTTGCGGCACCCATCCAGCCATTGGCGACGTCCGTTGCCACGCTCGGATCGAGCGCCGTATGCGTCAGCGGCTGGATGCCCGCCGCCTGCATCGACGGACTTGCGCCGAGGTAGGCGTTGAAGTTCTGCGTACTCTGAGCCCCGATGTTGTTCAGCGTGTTATAGAAGGAGCTCGGGTCGTAGGGGCTCCCCGTTGCCAGCCCCGGAATCGTGTCGTGCCACTGGCCGAAGGTCATGCCTGCCGGAATCGAAGCCATGTCTCTTACCTCCCGAAGCGCGGCATGGCCGCGAATTGCGCGTAGCCGTTGCCGGCGATGGGTTGCGAGAGCAGGCCGAGGCCCGTCTGCGACATCTGCTGCCAGCCTTGCGGGTTGGCGATCTGCTGCTGAAAGAGGTTCTGCGCTGAGGGCAGCAAGCCGCCTTGCCCGTAGACATACGGCTTCAGGGCCTCGGGGATGTCGCGCGTGGTGCTCTGCGAGGTCTTCTGCGGCTGCGAGCCTGCTGCGGCGCCGAGCAGTGTTGAACCTATGCCGAGGATGTCTTTCGCGCCGCTGGGAAGCGCGTTCGTTATCGTGTTGAGCAGCCCGCCTCCAGTCGTTGCCCCGCCGCCCACGGAGGCGAGATCAAACGCGCCCGGAGCCGAGTTCGCGCCGAATGCGTTCGTGCCATCCAGTGCAGCCTTGGAAAGCGTCTCGCCCGCCAGACCGGAGCCCGCGCCACCAACGCCAGCATTCGCCAGTGCGCCATCCCATGCCGGAATGCCGCTGGCCGCACCTTCGCCAAGGAATGCACCGGAGCCGCCAAGCGTGCCGCCACCAATGCCCGCTTCGGTACCAGCGCCAGCCCCTGCCGCGAAGCCTGAGCCGCCGAGACCACCTGCCGAACCTGCACCCATCGCCGCAAGCCCCTGCCCACCGAGATACATCGACCCCAGCAACAGAATCGCTTGGCCGAGGTCTTTGAAGTCGTTGAGGTGGAAATTGCTACTCTGAACCTGTTGGCGCCCTGCATAGTCGCCGTTCGTGCCATACATGTCATACGTGGACCCAATGGCAAAGTTCTTCGGGTCGCTGTAGTTGCCCGTGTACCCGAGAAGCTGCGAGGGGTTGCCCGCATCCTCGCCGGAATGCACAACCGCCGTGGGCGCGAAACCGCCTTCGTTCAGGTTGTAATTGCCGGCTTGAAACTGCGCGTACAACTGCGCGAGCTGTTCGGGGGTGAGTTGAGTTGGCATGTTTTCCTTTCAGCCGACGAACACCCATGCGGAGTTCGCTGCGTTCCTGCGGTAAATGCCTTCGCCCGAACCAGCGTTCCAGTCGCTGCCGTCTGCGTAGACGACCATCCCGGCGACGATGCGGGTCGGCTCGGCGTGCAGCACCTTCAGGCTCAGGAAGTCGTTCGCGGACTCCGACGCCTTGCGCACGGCTGCGTGCAGCTGCTGGCCGTAGTCCTTCAGCTCTTTCGGTGCGCTCTGGGGAATGGTTGGGGGAGCAAATCGCTGCATCACCACTCCCCATCGGGGTTGAACCAGAAATCGATCGTGCGCAGCGCGGGCGTGTCAGCGGCCGTCGTCGTCTCTTTCCATGCGAGATACCCCCCCGAAGGAGCGAAGGCGCTCACGCGCTGTGTCGTGTTGTGCGTGTAGGTCTGCGGGCTGGCGTAGGTCACCGGGCCGTCCGGCGTGGCCGATGAGCCGTGATAGATCAAGGCCGTGAAGTTCGTCGCGGCGTCGTAGCGCGGCATGGACTGATGCAGCGTCTTGAAGTCCGTCGAGTCCAGATCCATGCCCGTCCGCTCCAGCATGGAGGTGTAGGTCGAGCCGAAATCGGTTGTGCCCGAATCCACCAGCCCCACCTTCGGCGAGCTCGTCCCCACCAGCATCCGCGCGCCGGTCGCAATGCCCGTGGGGATGAAGCCCGAGCACGCACAGGTCACGTTGGTAAGGTCTCGCTCGCTCCAAGTGTCTTCATTCCAGTTCCACACAAGCGCCTTGGTGCAGGTCGATTGCCCCGACTCGGGAAAGCACACCCACACCTCATTCGTGTACGGGTTGACCTCCACGAACGTGCGCTTGCGGTTGGTCGAATCCACGCGGGAGCGGAACGACGCGAGCATCCGGCCTTCTACCAAGCTGGTGGACTCCGCGCCCGAGTGAATGCGGATATCCAGCGATCCCGAGACGAACACTTGCCCCTTGGGTGTATTCCCGATGCAGTTCGCTGCCAGCAGGCCGTCGTCCTTGCTGTAGACGCTGGCGTGGCGGAAGTCGAACACCGGGTTGCCGCCGATGTAGGAGATCGAAAAGCGGCAATCGCCCTTGTACAGCTGGAAGGTGTCGCCCCACTCCATGCCGTCGATGGCTTCGCGCTCGGAGACGCAATCCTGCTGGCCCGAGTCATTCGTCGCCGAGGCGGTGAAGTACAGGGGAACCGTGCCGGGATCGGCCGAAGACGACCAAAGCATCGCGTGGCGGTATTTCGTGCCGCTCACGGTGGGCGCAATCAGGACGATGTAGTTCTTGAACGGGCGAGCCGCATCGGCCTTGTTGCCCGAGTACGCCGCCATCGCCACCATGTGGCCCGAGGACACCTGATCCCAATAGAAAAGGCCGTCGATCGGGTTGTTGTAGATCAGGACGCCGTTGGAGTTTCCACCGGTGATCTTGTCGTCCACACCGCCCGCGAAATTCACCGCCGTCGCCCCCGTGTTGACGACGTAGGTGACAGAAACAAGGTCGCCCGCTGTGTAGGTGTAACTTCCGCTGATGGGCGAGGTGTATGTGAAGTGCGTTGAGTCCGTGACGGTGATGGTGTACGTGCCGTTGAAGCCTGCCTTGCGGCCCGCCCCGCTCACCGTCACAGAATCGCCGCTCGTGCGGCCATGCGCGGTGGCTGTCGTCAGAGTGACTGTCGTTCCCGTGCGCGACAGGCCGCTCACCGTCTTGGAGGCCGTCATGGAAAGCGGCGTGATCTCTGTTTCGGTCGTGCCGTCGTAGGAATAGGCTTTGGTGAGGCCCGCATACACCACATAGCGCGTGGCGCTGCCCGAGTACGCGGCCATCCAGTACGGCGTCTGGCTGGGCGTGTTCACCGTGGCAATCCCGCCCATGCGCTCGGCCTTGCCGTTGCGAAAGCGCATGTTTTGGCAGTCGCTCCAGAAGCCGGGCGCAAGCTCCCACGAGGGCTGGTCCTTGTTCAGGCCCTTGCCCCAGTCCTTGATCGTGACCTTCGTGACCGTCATCGCGAAACAACCGCCAAGGAAGAACCGGCGTACTTACGGTCCTGATTGTTCTGCTCGATGCGCGCCAGCGCCTTTTCATACAGCGCGAGCCACTTCTGTGCGGCCGGGTCGTCGTTGCGGAACAAAGCCGACTGATGCAGCGAGCCGAACAGGTACGCATCGGGGAAACTCGCCAAGATCGCGTTGGAGGTGTTCGAGCCGGACAGCGCCGTGAACTTGGCCGAATACGTCATCACGACCGAGCCGCTTCCCATCGGCGTCGTCTTGATCGAGCCCGCAGTGATCGTGTAGAACAGGCCGTCGCCGGTGTCGTTGGCGCGGTAGTGGTCGTACTGATCCGGCGTGATGTAGATCAGCGGATAGTCCGGCGAGCCATCCCAATACACCGAGCGCATTGCCACAAAGCCCGTGGGAAGCGTCCCCGTTCCCGCCGTGATCGTCACGGTGGCGGACGTCTCGAATTCCAGCAGCTTGGCGCGCACCTGCATGTCCGCTTCGCACAGGGCGATGAAGTCGGGAACGCTCGCCGTGTAGGAGGTATCTCCCGAGCGATGCTCCCAGCTCGCCACTGCGGTCTGCAGGTCCGAATACGTCGCGATCGACATTTACGCCCCGAAGCCGAACGTGAATTCGACCGTGCAGGTGCCCGAATCGGTGATCGCGGCCATGTACGTGTCCGCTTCACTGATGGAGAACACCTCGGCATACAGGAACGGCGTTCCCGGATTCGGGCAGAGCATGTCCGTGAGCGTCACGGCCGTGGTGCCCGAGCCCACGCCCGAGCGGATGCGCGCGGACGCAGTGCCTGCGGTGTAGACGACACGGACAGCCGTGGCGCCCACGCCGACCGCAGGGATGGCGACGTTGGCCGAAGTGGTCGTGACGGTGCGCTGCACCGTGGAGCCGGGGATGGGGTGAAAGGGTTTCATGGATCAGACCTTCCCGGGCCACACCCGGAAGTGAGACAGCGCGCGGTCGTTGCACATGCGCTTGATGTGCTCCTGACCATTGAGAAATTCGCGGAAGGTGATGCCGTGGTCGTTGCAGTACCGCTCGACCAGCACCATGGGCAGCGAAGCTGCCAGCTTCATCTCCGAAGAACCGTGCAGGCCCTCTTTGTGCAGCGCCTTGGCGCGCTCGGCGATGGGGTCGCAGTCCTGCACGCGCTCGAAGATGGTCTTGCCGTCTTCCTCGTGCATGCGTGTTTGGACCGGCCCGTTGGACAGCACTCGCATAAGAAATCTCCGACGCTTCGCAGCGGTGAGAGAAAAGAAAAGGCCCCGAAGGGCCTGCGATCAGTAGTCGCCCAGCCAGACGTAGGTGAGAACGATGGTCCCCGAGATGGTCTGGGTTGCATCGCCGTCCACGTCCGTGGTCGTCGCGTAAGCCGTGTTCAGGCGCATCGTCTTTGCAGCCGAAGTGCCGTCGAACTGCGCCGAGGACGCCAGAGCCGCGCTGACTGCGGCGCCCGGGACGTTGATCGTCGCGGACGACGTGAACGCGGTGGAGGGCAGCAGATCGACCATCGTGCCGGTCAAGGACACGTTGGAGGCCGCCGCCGTGCCCAGTGCGATCGCGCCCGTAACACTTGCGTTCAGGGTCGTCGCGAGGGTGGAGGTGGTCTTTTGCTGCAGCGTGGCCGTCACGCCGTGCACGAGGATGCGACCTTCGGGGAAGGTGTACAGCAGCGTGCTTTGGTATTCCGTGCCGTTGACGACCGTTTGCGCCACGTTGTCCAGCGTGAGCGTGACCTGATACAGCGGTCCGAACTGCTCGTGCTTGTGCAGGATGGTGCCGCTGGCCGGCTGCGTGACCGAGCCGATGCGGGTTTCGGAGTCCGTCGCGCGAAAACCGCCGCTGCTCGTCGGATTGAGGGTGTAAGTCATGTGTGACCCTTGTGGTTAGAACAGGCCCCGAAGGGCCCATTCAGGTTTAGGCGATGTCGTAGATGGCGCCGTGGGCCTTGGGGTTCTTGTTCTCCAAGGTCCATTCGCCGATCAGCATGGCCTTTTCCGAGTCCCCGGTCGCCGCGATCTTCTTCTTGAAGATCGGGCGCAGCCAGGCAATGGCCAGCTTGTCCGACTCCAGAATGAACACGTCGCGCGTGCGCTGGAACAGGTTCGGGACGGCTTTCAGCGTGCCGAAGTCCGACACGTACACATCGACCGCTGCGGTGACCTTCTTGTCCTCGCTGTTGTCGTTGCGGTTCGCACCGCCCGTGAAGCCGGAGAACGTCTGCTTGGCCGCCGCGCCCATGGAGATGGTGTCGGGCTTGCCGCCAGCGATGTACACCAGCTGCAGGACGTTCTTCAGCTGCGCTTCCGTGAAGGAGCGCGTGGTGCCGTCCGTCACGCCGGTATTGCCGCTATAGGAGGCCAGCGTGGTATCCGACGCCTTGTTGGCGTTGTCCACCGTCCAGCCCAGCAGGCCGCGCGACTTGCGCGGAGACGTGGCGGTCACGTCGTTCTGGGTCAGGCCGAACTCGATGTCGCGGCGCATCTCCAGACCCTTCAGGGCCATTTGGTAGTCGATTTCCGACGAGCGGCCGGCCTTGTCCACCTTCTCCTGCGTGCCCGAGATCACGATGCCCTTGGTGGAGATCTGGGTACGGTTGGTCAGGCGAACCGTGGGCGTCACGGCGACAGCGGCGAAGTCGTCGCCTTCGGCCTGCGCGTTGGAGGCCGCAGCGGCGAGCGCCTGGGTCTGCCATTCGTGCAACGTGGCCGTGGCTTTGGCCTTGTCGCACAGGGAGTAGACCGGCGTTTCGGTCGGGTCGATGCGAGAGATCACATCGGTGAGGTCCTCACGGTTGCCAATCGCGGCCGTGGTGAGGTAGGTATTGCTCGGTGCAGACATGAATAACTCCAGCGCCTCTCGGCGTTAGGATTTACGAAGGGACGCGAACACCGCTGCAGCGTCGCGAACGGAGCCGGTTTGACCAAGCCGCTTCATCGCGGCGGTGCGGCCATCCAGCGCATTGACTTCACCACCGCCCGGCCGCTCGGTCTTCTGCGGAAGCTGGGCAACTTTCTTGGCAGCGGCTTGTGCCTTGGACATCATCTGGTCGTACAGCATCGCCTTGCGCGAGATGACGACGACACGATGGTCCGTGATGTTGTTGATCTGAGCATCGTTCAAGCCCTGCTCTTGCAAGTAGGTCTTGATCGCGTCTCGCTCGGCCTTGGCCTTGGATTCGTCCTTCCATTCGGGCAGCTTGGCAAGAAGCTCTTGCTGCTGCGATTGAACGTAGGCGCGCATCTGCTCGGCTTGTTCGGCCTGCCATCGGGCGGCAAGGTGCTGCTGCTCCTGCGTCACCCTTTGCAGCTGGGCGTGCCTCGTTTGCGCGAGGTGCTGCTGCTTCAGGTATTCAACAGGGTCAGTCTCAAGCAGTTTCTGCCAGTCGATCTGCGATTGCTCATGGAGTTGCGCCGAAAGCAGGTTCTGGGCTTGTTGAAGGCCCGTCGCATACTTGTTGCGCTCCTCCCGCGCTTTGCTGGCCTCCGCTTCCGCAGCTTTGCGCTGCTCGGCGGTTTCCATCGTCTTGCGCGTGTAGTCAGCCTGCCGCAGCCCGTTCTTGTAGTAGTCGGCCAGCTCCGATTTCTTCAACTCCACCGGCTTGCCATCGACTTGGATGGTGACGGT